TGCTGAGCGGCGTCATGTCCGCGATGAGTACGCCGACCTTGATAGCGGCGGTGCAGAGCGCGTGTTTCGGATCGATGATGATCGTCGTAGCGGTAGACGAAACTGCGCCGATCACGTCCTCGTCAGCATGGTGAGCCGAAGAGGTGATCCCGACCGTCATGAGGTTGACCTCATTGATGATGCCGTCCGGGTCTCCAGGTGTACCGATCTCGATAGTCGCCGTTGTGCCCTCTGAGGTGGTAAGCTGGCACATCGCGTGAAGTACGCAGTGGTACGCCGGGAGATTGAAGATGATCGCGGTGTCGGCCGCGGCCATCTCATTCACGCTGAAGTCGATCGTGTTCTCCAGGTAATAGACCCGGTCAAGGGTCTGCGCCGGGGGGCCATAGGATGCGGTGTTACCGATTCTCAGATCGTGTTCTGCCATTTGTAGGTTACCTCCTTATGACGTCTTGACGGTGCCGTAGCAGAGCAGAGTCGGCTGAACGACCTTCCAATCGAACACCTGGAGCCCCCTGATGATGTCGCCGAAGGTGTTGGGATTGCGGAGCTTCTCGGTCTTCGTGATCTGCGTCGCGAACGTGATGGCCGCGGTGTGACCGGCAAGGACGTAGGTGTATGTGCTTGCCGCGTACAGATTGGTGGTGACGTAGATCTTCAGCCCGTCGAACGTGCCGAGATATCCGGTACGGAGCATGCTCTGTTTGTCGCCCATGTGCATTGCGTTGTTGACGACCGAGTTCTGCATGATCAGGCCCTTGATGGCCGGTGTGACGATGAGGAACCGTCCGCCATCGTTCGGGCAGTGGTTCTCGTCGAGCATGACCATGACGCTCGTGAGGAACGACGGGATGCCTGTGGTGTCGGTTGCAGAGGCAGAGAGTGTCACGTTGTTCTTGAACTGGTTGCCTGTTGCCACATGGCCGTAGACGTCCGCGAAGAGGGTCGCATCGATGTAGTTCTTGATCTTGATGGATGCGTTGTTCGTGACCTTCTGGATCCACGGAACGTCGCTCTGCCGGCGGTCAACATCGTCGACCGGGAAGTTGAAGTACACGCCCCTCTGGATGGGAAACTCGATCGCGTCGTCGGAGACGTTCTGCATCTCGAGTCTCTTGCCCTTCTGGTATGCGCGGATCTCGACCTCGGGGTCTCTCCTGATGATGACCTTGTCGCCCTTGTCCTTGATCTCGCCTTCGTAATCGTGGTTGCAGATCTCCGAGGCGATTGCCTGCTCGTAGAAGTTCTTGAGCATGTTGCCTGACCAGATCTCGGGTACGAAATACCCGTTGGGGATCTGGTTATATCCGCTTACTGCGGGAAACTGGTTGCCCATGTTCTTTTCCTCCGTTTGGTGATCCCCACGCTAGTAGGGGTGTCCTGGTGAAACGCCTGGATAGATCACCCTGCTTTCTGCGAACGCCTTTTGGGCGAGCGGCCAAATCTCGCTGTAGAGTTGCGGGTTGCCGCCGTAGGTGGACTTGATCTGCTGGATCTCCTCGTAGGTGACGTAACCGTTCGCCTTGAGCCGTTCGAGGGCTGTCCCTCCGGCCTGTTGGGGCGAGAACCCCTTGGGCTGAACGATGGTCTGGGCATCTTGCGATGCCGCATCGATCCGCGACTGTGACGGCGCGTCCAGCGTGGCCTTGAACTCGTTGAGTATCTTGACCACGGATGCCGGAGATCCGCCGCGTTCCCCTTTCTCGGGGTCCGGGAAGAGCATGACCCGGTAGAGGTCGCCGTTCTCGTGGCTCATGAGCCAGTTTATGAGAGCGGGGTTGACCTGGGGCTCTTCTTCGATGTTGGCGGGGTTGGCGAAGACGAGGTTTTTCCAGCCCGGAAGGCCCTTCTCGATGTCGCTATGGGCCTTGTTGCGTGCTTCCTCGAATTCTCGTTCGGCCCTTGTCCTCGTGTCCTGGACGATGCTGTCCACGACAGGTTTGACCCTGCCGAGTTCGTCCTTGACGGACTCTTCCATCACGTCGAGGTATCTCAGGAGGGGGGCCATGACGTCCGGGAAGTTCTCGGCCAGTTCTTCAAGCTCCTTGCGCATTTCCATGCGTTTCTGTGCCTGTGGTGTTGGCTGGCCTTGGACCGGTGTGTCTCCGGTTGGTTCGCCGCCGGGCTCGGGGGGCCTCGTGGGCTCCTGGGCCTGGGGTGTCGCTGAGAGCAGGATGTTAAGTTTACGCGTGAGGTCGTCGACCTTGCGCTGGAGCTCGGCCTTTTCGCCCGAGGCGCGGTCTGCGTACGACCTCACATGGTCGTAGTTCTTTTTGAGTTTCTCCAGTTCCGCGGCGTAGTCTATGGGCTTGTCCTGGGGCGCGGGGGTTTTCTCCTGCGCAGGGGCCTCGGTCTGTGCCTGTGCCTGGGCCTTGTCTTCCGGCTCGGGTGTTGCCGGAGGGGTCTCAGGGGTCTCTGGCGTGACGGGTGCGGCGGCTGCTGGTTCCTCGGTCTGTGAGGCTCCGGGGGCCCCGAAGGGCACGAAGGATTTGGCGTGTTCTACGGCCTGTTCGACACCCTTGTTGGCCTTGTCCATCGCCTCGTTGATAAGGTCTTCTGTGGTTCTACCCATGGTCCGGTAACTCCTTTCCGGGGGCGGCTATGCGCTTGTCCCGTTTCAGTACGGTGAGCCGATCGAGGGCATGCGCTTGTCTCGATCGAGTCCCGTGGTTATGACTGAACGTCTCTGCTCCTCTGCCTGGACGACGGCTGTTGCGTTGTCGAAGAGGCTGAGGAGGTCCCTGAAAAGCCGTGATTCGACCTGAGCGGAGAGCCGCTCCGTGTCGGTGGTCGCTGTCTCGAACCTGTCCCTGGCGGCTTCTCTGAGTTCCATGAGGATCTCCAGGATGGTTTCCGCCGCTTCCGGTTCGTTTTTCCTGAGTGAGTGGAGGATCCGGGCCTTGTGGTAGTCCATCATGCTCTACCTCCCGGGATCGCTCTCATGGCGCCCTGCTGTGGTGTCCGCGCGCCGGCGTTCTGTGTAGGTGGTTGGGTTGGGCCGCCGGGCTGAGGTGTTGCCGCGGCCATTTCCGTTGCCCCTGCTCCGCCCGCGATGTCCGGGGAGACCATGCCCGCCATTTCCTGGTCGCTCATGACGAGGTCGTCGACGGGCATATCCATGCCTTCCACGATCTGGCGCAGTGCGTTGACGACCTTGAAGTAGGGCAGGTGACCGAAGGCGCCGGTGAGCGCCATGAGGCGGTCGATCTGCATCTCCTGGGCCATGATGGACAGGACGCCCTTGGCGGTTACCTTGACGCGGGCGAGCATGGATATGTCGGGGTTGTACCTGAGGTTCCACTCGACCCATGCGGCGATGAGGGGTTTGATGGCGTAGTTGTCCACGTTCCTCATGATCTTTTTCAGGGTCCTGTTGGAGTTGGCGTTCAGGATGGACATGCCCAGGGCGGTCTTGGTTGTGCGTGATCCCTGCTGTCCGCCGGTGATGGAGGGTATGAAGCTCTCCTCGTCCATGTAGGCGCGGAACATCTCGATCATGCGGAGGAAGTGATGAGTGTAGTTGGGCAGGTCGTAGACCTGGATAGCGCGGACGTTCTGGCCGGTGACCGGGTCGATCTTGGACACAAAGACCTTCCACCCGTGGATATCGCGGGGGTCCTGGCCGGGTTCGAGGAGGATGCTGTTTGCCTCGATGATCGGTCCCGACGAGATGGCGGCGTTGTCGAGCATCATGCGTGCGGCGCCGTTGATGGTGTCCTGGGTGTGTTTGCAGAGCATGGGGATGCCCTTGCCGAAGGGGGACATGCCCGGGCGCTGGACGTAGGGGAACAGGTAGTAGGGGATCATGCCCTTGTGGACCTTGGCGCGCAGGATGTACCTGCCGGTGAACAGGACATTGGCGTTGACCTGGAGGTCGAGGTATTTCTGGGGGATGTTCATGCCTGTGGCGGCGAGTTCCCTGCCCAGGACGGGTCCGTAGTATTCGACGACGGAGAACCTGTTTGTCGACATGGGGTCGGGGTCGCCGGAGAGCATGCGGAGTTCGCACATGATGGGGTCGACGACGGCGTTCCCGTTGGGGTTTTCTGTCAGGGTGGCGAGGATGGCCTCCTTGTTGATGTCGGGCTGGTAGAGGAGGTCGATGAGTTCTGCCCGGGTGACGAGTTGTTCCTCGAAGATGCCGTCGCCTTTCTGCACGTCGGGGCATTCCATGTCCGGGAAGAGGCTGAAGATGGAGACGGCGGCGAGTTCGGGCATGTAGCCGCCGACGGTGACTTCCTGGGGGTACATCTGCCTGGTTGCGGGGTTGAGGACCATGTTGTAGTCCTGGCGTTCCCGGCGTTTGATGGTGATGGGGCCCTTGAGGGCGCCGGTGCCCGGGATGCACATTTCCAGGACGGAGGAGTCGAGGTGCTTGACGAACCCTGCCTCTGCAAGCTGGTCTTTCATGCACTGCTTGAGGCGTTCGCACCGGTGCTTGAGTTCCTCGTTGATGATCTCCGGGGTGATGCCCTGCTGGACGTACTCGATGGGCACGATCATGCCGGCTGGCATGGGTTCGGGGTCGATGTCCCAGGGTGATTCGTCCTGGCCCACGAGGAAGTCGATGATGGCGGCGTGTGCCTGGTGGACCTTCATGCTGGTGAAGTTGAGCCACACGGCGGATCGTTTGAGGGCCTGGATCTTGTTGAGCGTAGTCGGGTCGTACTGTCCGTCGTACCGGCGGTAGGCGTCGATCCACTCCACCTCGAGCACGCGCCTGCGCAGTCTGCGCGCCTCCAGTTTCTGGTGGAGGGTTGCGATGAGGTTGTACGGCATGGGGATGTTCATGTCGCCGAGGGGCACGTTGACCTGTGCGCCCTGGAGCGGGTTGTTGCCGCCTGGCGAGTGGTCGCTGACCGGTGGAGCGATACGGGTAAGGTCCTGCATGGATTAGTACCCCACTGACGGGTCGCCGACGATGCGCTGTGCTGACAGGGGGCGACCGTAGCGGTCCCTGGGCGCTCTGATAAGCTGGTTTGCCTGTTCCTCGCTGATCCCGTACTGAAGCCCGCTCATGACCAGGTAACGGGTAGCGTCCATGAGGTGGTCGTTGCTCTTGACGATGTCGCCGTCTTCGTCGCGGTGGTACGTCCTGAACTCGCCGAGCCAGTTCACCAGGGTATTGAAGACAAGCAGTCTGCCGGTCGTGAGCCGGTACCAGACAGCCTCTATCCCCGCGGCAACGGCATTGTTCGCCGCACGGATGTCGAGCTTCATCTCGTCCCGGTAGATCGTTATCAGCTTGCGACCATCGACCTGGGAAGACCCGGCAGACGCCGGATCGATCACCCCGGGTATCCACGACCCGCGGGTCCTCAGAGCGGCCGCATGTATCGGGGGCTCCACGTTCCCGCGCTTGTACTCGGAGTACAGGTAGACAATGTCGCCCTCGCGGTCGTACGCACCCCACACCGCAGCCGTGTACTGCCACCCCACGTCAAACCCGAACGTGCGGCCCCACGTCTTCGGTATCTCAAACGGCCGGCAGGTGATGTCCTCCTCGGCTATCGGGTAGATCGCACCCACACCAAGCATCGGACGGCCCTTGGAACGTGCCTCACGCTGATACGGAGGGATCGACAGCAGAAGATCGGACTTCATCTCGTCCGTCAGGTGCGGCGCGTCATCCCATCCGGCCATGATGCAGCATCTACTCATACACCTACACTATAAACCCATGGTTTAGCTGAATCGCGATTTTGACACCCCTCTGACACCCTGAGTCGCGATATTGACAGTTGACAGGCTGTTACGCTGTAATTAAATCATGGGCAGGAAAACGGTGCGAAAAAAAAATCAGAACAGAAACCTATTAGCGAAATAGGGGTCCCACGAAAATAAGACCACGGAGAGCAGAAACGGGACAAAGGTTGGAGGCGGGGGTCTTCTCAAGGGAGGACCCGTCGATGGTACCAAGACCTGTCGCCACCCCCTCCCCCCCCCTGGTCCTTTTCCTCTCAACGACCTCGGCACTCGGTCCTTCGTGGTCCATCCTCATCATCATCCCGACCCATGACCATGCTCTTCGATGTCCATGCCCCTCGATGCCCCCCCCTCGATGTCATGGTGTTCGGTCCCGGCCTTTGGCTTGCCCCTCGGACCCCTGCCGACGGCACCGGCATGGCAATACAGGGTTCGGCGTGGTGCTCCTGTCCTTATTGCCGTGCACCATTCGCGTCAGGTTGCGTTTCTTGAGGTGCCTGAATACCTCGGCCTACCTGATTACGTCCTGGGGCACCTCAGAGCGATAATCGGGCACTTTCCCCGCAAAGCGAGACCCGGAGCAGCCCCAGGCACATCCCAGGGCCGAAGACCCGCAAT